TTTTCATTCGATAAATGGGGCCGCTTGCGCGGCCCCGGCCTTTTTTTTGGATTTTGTCAAAACCGCACTTTGATTTACTCGTAGAACCGCTCCTCTTGGCACAACTGCTCCCAGTGGTAGTCGATCAGCGACACAATAACGTTGTCCTCTGAAAATTCACCATCCTGTGCAACCTCAACCTGTGTGCCGCGTGACCACCCGCTCGTGCGCTCCTGAATATCGTGATTAAAATTGATATTGGCGTTTGGGTAATATTTCCTAACCGCTGCTGTTGCTGCTGCCTCGAACTCCGGCAAAAACAAATCCAGCACAAATCCGTCTGGCAGGTTCCCGTCGAGGATGTGCGTATTGATTGTGACTGTTGTGCTCATTTTTATCTCCTGCACCTAGCTCTGCGGTGCGCCAGATGGCTCACGTTGAGCCAATGCGTGTACTATACACACCTAATTTTGTATTGTCAACAGTTTTTTGCAAAATAATCAAAATATTTTTACAACTCGCCGATCCGGTGGCGAATATCCGCAACACGCGCAAAAAAAATCGAAACTAAAACGCTTGCGAGTGTTTCGGGTATTGGCTAAGATCCGTGGCATGGTGGTTATAGGACTAAGCAGCCACCGAACGAACGCAGAACACAACCGACGCGACGAAATCGCGGAATTTTGAAAAATCAAATGGTTAGGATTAGAGTCAAATGGCTGGGATCGGAGCGCCACAAGGCAACCAGTACGCCGCTAAAGCGAAGCAGATAAGTGACCGCCTGCGAAAAATTTGTGTCCAAGAGGACTACAAGCGCTTGGAGGTTGCTTTACATGCACAGCTAGACAAAGCCGCCGAGGGCGACCTTGCCGCGCTTGCGTTCATTCGTGACACGAGCGACGGGAAACCAGCGCAACAAGTTGATGTGGCCGGCGCTGGCGAAAACGGCGAACATCTGATTTCAGTGATTCGGCGCGTGATTGTTGACCCCGCGAAGTCTTGACCTGCCAACAGCGCGGGTATTCCAGCCGTTAATACAACCGAGACGATACAAAGGGGCTAAGGGTGGGCGCGGCTCTGGCAAGTCTCACTTTTTTGCCGACCAATGGCTAGATAGGAGCATCTCGGAGAAGATAGATGTTGTATGTCTGCGCGAGGTACAAAAGTCTTTGGACTTCTCAGTCAAGAAGCTGCTGGAACACAAGATAGCCGCAAACAATGTTGGCGCGTACTTTGAAGTACAAGACAAGAAGATCACCAGTCGCAACGGTGGAGGAGTTACCATCTTTCAGGGGATGCAGAACCACACAGCCGACTCAATCAAGTCTTTGGAAGGTTTCGACGTTGCATGGTTCGAGGAGGCGCAGAACGCAAGCGAAAACAGCCTAACGATTCTCAGGCCAACACTTCGTAATGTCGGATCAGAGTTGTGGTTTAGCTGGAACCCAAAGAACGCGACAGACCCGATAGAGCGCTTTTTGGTGGACGGCCCGCCTACAGATTCAATGGTAATACACGCTAACTACCTTGATAACCCGTTCTGCCCGGATGTGTTGTTGCAGGAAGCCGAATACGACAAGAAGCGCGACCCGGAGAAGTTTGCTTGGGTGTGGCTTGGACAGCATCAACGCAACAGCGAACGCCGCGTATTTAAGAACTGGGTAATTGAAGAGTTTGACAGACCAAAAGGCACGGTCTTCCGACTCGGTGCGGATTGGGGCTTTTCAGTTGACCCTAGCGTGTTGGTTCGTTGTGACATCGAAGGCAACCGGCTGTACGTTGACTACGAGGCGTATCAGGTAGGGTGCGAAATTGTAAACCTACCCGAACTGTTTATGACTATTCCCGAAGCTGAGAAATGGCCGTCAAGAGCCGACTCTGCGCGACCGGAGACCATTAGTTACATGCGAGCGCACGGGTTCCCGAAGATGCAGCCTTGTATTAAAGGCTCGGGTTCAGTTGATGAGGGCATACAGTTTCTCCAGTCAATGGACATCGTTGTTCACCCTCGATGTAAGCATCTGATTGATGAATTGACGATGTACAGCTACAAGGCCGACCCGCTAACAAATGAAGTCCTCCCGGTATTGGAAGACAAGAACAATCACGTTATTGATGCGCTGCGTTATGCCTTAGAAGGTGCAAGGCGTACCGCCAAGCCTAAACCTAAAGACGAAAGAAAGCCCCGCCCACGAGTAAGCCATGGTTGGCTCGGCGCATAAACAATGAGCGAAATCACAGACGTTAAAGGCGAATCCAAGGAAGACGGGGACGCCGCTTTCCTAGACGAAGCACGCAAGCGATTCAAGCTGTGCGAAGACGGCTGGAAAGATAACCGTCTGGCCGCGCTGGAAGATATGAAATTCAGGGCTGGCGACCAATGGCCTGAGAAGATTAAAGAGTCTCGTGAAAAGTCCGGGCGTCCGTGTCTCGTTGTTGACAAGCTAAACCAGTACGTCAAGCAAGTGGTCAACGATGGCCGTCAGAATCGCCCGATGGTCAAGGTTAGACCGATTGATGACTACGCTGACGACGAAGTAGCAGAGGCGTTTCAGGGCATCATTCGGCATATCTGCGACCGTTCAAACGCTGACGAGGCGTTCGACACTGCGTTAGAACAAGCAGTTGTAGGCGGTTGGGGCTGGTTCCGCGTCGCGACTGACTACGCTCACGAAAACACGTTCAACCAAGAAATAGAAGTCATCCGCATCCCTAACCAGCTTGCGGTAGTCTGCGATCCGTTCACACAGAAGGCAGACAAGAGCGACATGCGCTTTTGCTTCGTCGTTGATGAGATGGCAAAGGATGAGTTCAAAAAACAATATCCCGATGCCAAGTTCACCAATTGGGAATCAGACGGCAAACAATACGGCGAGGATGGTTGGCTGACCGCTGAGTCTGTCCGCGTTGCTGAATACTGGCATGTGGTCGAAACCCCTGCAAAACTGCTGTTGATGTCCGATGGGACTAGCGTTACTGAGGCAGACTACGCCAAGGCGCTAGAACAAGGCGTCACAGACCTGCCGCAGATTGTTGACGAACGCGAGATCACCGCAAAGTCCGTCAAGTGGTGTCGCATGTCCGGTGCTGAAAAGTTGGAGGAAATCGAGTGGGTTGGTAAGTACGTGCCTCTAATTTTTGTTGGTGGTAACGAGTACAACGTAGACGGCAAAGTCATTTACTCCGGCTTGATTCGCTCGGCTAAAGACGCGATGCGCCTGTACAACTTCTCACGCTCTGCCTATGCCGAGCGTGTGGCTCTTACTCCTAAGGCTCCGTGGGTGGCTGATGTTAAGGCGATTGAAGGCTATGAGGGCGATTGGACTGACGCCAACGTAGAGAACCAGTCTGTTCTGCGCTATAACAGCACAGACGAAGCTGGGCAGCCGCTTCCGATGCCGCAACGCAATAACCCAAGCGACATTCCAGCGGGTTTTGCACAAGATATGCAACTGTCTGAGCATGACATTCAGGCAGCTTTGGGGATGTATAGCGCATCACTAGGCGAAAAAAGCAATGAAAAGTCTGGGCGGGCGATCATGGCTCGCCAACGCGAAGGCGATACGGCTACCTTTCACTTTCAGGACAATCTATCTCGAGCTATTCGCTATCTTGGCCGTATTTTGGTTGACCTGATCCCGAAGATTTACGACTCTCGGCGTGTGGTTCGCATCTTGGGTGAGGACGGAGAATCAAAACCCGCTATCGTTGACCCACAAATATCAGGCGCAACGCAGAAACAGGGAAACACTTACATATACAACCTAAACGCGGGTTTGTATGACGTATCCGTTGCTGCTGGCCCTAACTACACCACAAAGCGACAAGAAGCCGCTGACGCCATGATGCAACTGGCGCAGGGGAACCCTAACCTGTTTCCGTTAATCGGCGATGTCATGGTCAGAAATATGGATTGGCCAGGTGCTGATGCCATTGCCGACCGTCTCAAATTGATGTTACCGCCTGAAATTAAGAAAGCCGAAGAGAACGACGACGAATCACCAGAAGTTGTTGCTCTAAAGCAGCAAGCACAGCAGATGCTAGACCAAGCCACACAGCAGATTCAAGCCGCAGAGCAAGGCATCCAAGAACGCGACCAAGCTATTGCACAGCTCCAGCAGGAATTACAGCAAGCCAAACAGACGAACGACCTGAAAGCGCAAGAGATACAAGTCAAGGTGTTTGAGGCTGAGACTGAGCGTATGCAAGTCGAGGCATCGTTGATGCAGCCCGTTGAACAAGGCGTACAGCAAGCCGCACGGCCAAGCCAGCCCGCAGCAATGGTCATGGTTGATGGCAGAGAGGAACTAATGGCCGCCGCTAGTGAGATGCAGTTGGCGAGCGCAAGCATACAAGAAGTCGCCCTGCAAGCCTCGCAAGTGACCGCACAAAGCGCACAAGCGTTAGCTGAAGCCCTGCAAATGATGGCGCAAGGCCAAGCGATGCTGGCTGAAGCGATTGCTACACCTAAGCCGTCGCTATTTGAAATGTAAAGGACAAAGCATGCCCGGAATTAAGAACACACAATACAACTGCGGCTATCAGCAAATTGCAGCGACTACCCTCGCAACTTCAACCGCGCTGACCATCCCAACAGTGCCAGGCAACGGTGCGCTGTCTGCCCGCTACGCCGTGATCCAGTGCGAAGGTGGTGAGGTTCGCTGGCGTGATGACGGCACAGCACCGACGTCCACGGTCGGATTTTTGTTAGCCCAATACCCTGACCAACTTGTCTATGATGGCGACCTAACCGCTCTGAGATTTATCCGCAC